TGCATCTTGTACAAGTGCTGCATCCCAATAAGAATTTAGTACCAATCTGTTTTTACCTTCAACTGCTTGGGTGTATGGGTCAACTAATATTTCAAGTACACCGAATTGTGCAACATAAAGTTTGCTCCAATCTCCGTAGTACAACGCAGGATTAGTTATGTCTGCAATTTGAGTTGAAAATCTTGCAGTTAAGCCCATTATCATATTGTTCATAAGCAATGGATTTACTCCACTTACTTGTGCAGCAGTATGAATTTCGCTGAATAAATCGTGACTAATTGCGAATCCTAAGTTACCGAAGTTGTGGTTGTTTCCAATCACTTCTTCCATTGTAGCTAAGATAAGTGCCGTAATAGCCGCATTCGTAACTGGAGTTTTACCGTTACCCAACCATTCAAACGCTCCGTTAGCCGTATCATCGGTGAATATAGCATACTCTAACTTAGCAGCAACCGCTTGTTGGATTGCACTTTGCAATGCAGCCTCTAACGATTGGTTGTGTTGCATTGCAGCTTGCTTTGAGTAATCTAAGTAAGTAGCCAATCTGATTGGTTGCAAGTCAACTTTAGTCATAGATGAACCTCCATCCGATGCTGAGTCAGTTTCTCCTTCCCATTGAGTAGTTACTGATGGTATGATTGGAATACGTTGGTCAGTAGATGTTGACAATCTTGTAACCCCTAAGTCACCAAGTATGGTTTGAGCATAAACTCCTTGCACAAAACTTCCTTCCTCAATACCAGTAGTATTGTTTACCGTAATAGCAGCACGATTAAGAATTTTTGATGGAATAACAATACCGTTAGAACTTTGTCCAACTCTTGCCATTTCCATTTCACCTTCTTGGTGCATTTCACGAACAACACCATCCATTTTACCAGAAAATGCTGCTCTTACCGCATCACCAAATGTAAACGCTTTCGCTACTTCTCTATCTTCTTTGTTCTCGATTTGAACTCCTGCTCCTGCAACTTTCGCTGCTGCTTGCTCTGCTCTTATCGCTTCAAGTTTAAGTTGTCTTTCCAACTCTACTTTAAACGCATCTCTCTCTGCCAAGTCTTTCTCAAATTGAGTAGTTTCTTCCGCAGTCATTGAACGGTTTTCTTTTGTTACCGTATCGTCAAGTGCAACTAATCTTTCTGTTAGTTCACCTATTTTCTCTCTGATTTCTTTACTTTTCATAATTATAATTTACGAATACAAATATTAGTTCTACAAATACCCTATAAGGTAATATTTTTAACTTTGGCTTTACGGAGAAGTGATTGTGTAGCTACATTCATTCCCTTTGGCTCTAATTCTTTCTTAATTTCTTCGACAAATTCATCGCTTCTTTTAAAAGCATCTGGATTACTTCCTACTGACACTACGCTCCACTCTAATAATTCTTGACGTGTAAAGTAAATAGTGCCGCTATCTTCGCCTTTGTCTGGATTACCCCAACGATAATCGTGTACTCTTGCTCCAACACTTGACATCTTTAATATGCCCTTGTTTACTTTTTTCCATACCTTGTCGGCTAAAGCATTATCCCCTTCATCCTCAAATCGCACTTTGCCAATAAGCAAATCGCCATCTCGATAAACTTCGCTTGTTCCAATGATGGTGTCTGGATTGTCACCACTTGACCTATGGTTGTAGCATACAATCGGATTACGGTTGTAGGTTTTTAAATCCCAACCATCCAGTTTAAACACCGTTCCGTGTCTGTCTATGGTTTCGCTGCTTATAATAAATTCAGCAGTTCTTTCTTCTTGGTTTATACCTCTAATCTCGGCTTGGCGAGTTATTGTTCTCTCTTGCATAATAGTTCTTAATTTGTTCTAATGGTATTCTATTTAACTGTACTAATCTTTCATCCCCGTTTTCTACTGGATTCAAATCTTCCAATGCTCTAATATCGTTAATTGAGTAAACTCCTATATCGCTCATTAATCGGTAATGTTCTGCTTTCGCCTTTACATCCGTTCTAAGCAATCTGTTTACATTGTGTTTAAAGTAGGTGTTTTTCTTTTCTCTTTCCTTTAACAATTTCCTTCCGTACTCTTGCTCTAATTTCTCTATCCACGAACCAAGTCCGTAAGTTACAAACTCAATCCCTTGATGCTCTATGTTGGAGAAGGTTGCGTGTTCTAAATCGTTAATAATATGCGGTGGCACTCCCAAAATAGTGGCAATCTCGTTTTTCTGAAATTTCCTTGTTTCTATGAATTGGGCATCCTCTGGAGGCATACCTAATCGAGTGTATTTAGATCCGTTGTCTAATATAGCAGTTCCTCCAAGTCCGTTTGGCCCATAGTTCTCATTCCACGCTTCTTTTATCCGTTTCTTGGTTTCAGAATCTAATCTGCCCTCATATTCGATATAACCATCTATACGTGTTCCCTTGTTATAGAAATCAACTCCATAATCTTGAGCAGCTAATGATAAACCTAAGTTTTGCTGATGTGCTTTAATAGCAGATAACCCAACTACTTCATCTATCCCAAACCCTCGTAGGTTAATTACATCTTCGTCTTTAAACTGAATAGTTTTTGCTCCATCCAATGACATTTCCCAAAACAATTCATCATCGTATATTTTGGGTTTCATAGTTGATGAATGAACGTTTGTTAATGAAGTAGGATTGGCATATCTATCTCGCTCTATAATGGCAAGTCCGTTGCCGTGATTGATTGCACTTGTTACAAGAATTTGCGTAAAATCAAATGCAGTAGTTTTATAGTTTGCTTCTTTGTTCAGTAAAAACTCGGTAGCGTGATTCACTTCCCTTCGGATTGGGCCACGCTTCTCTAATACATCTATTGGCAATAATGCTATCGATTCTGATATTCTTCGTACACCAGCCCAATAAGCAGATAAACCCATTACAGTTTTCTCGGTTACTGGAGTTCTCCCAACATTGCCAAACATAGTTGACATAAAACCCTTTGTTGCATCCTTATAAGGGATGGCTCGTTTTATCTCAAACCCTAAAATCTTCATTAATATCGCAAATAAAGATATGCAAGATTGCGTGAGATGTAATAAAATTAACTTTGAGGCATAAAAAAAGCAAGGCGGCAACCTTGCTTTTAAGCTATGTTATTTAATATAATCACAAAACTACATAGTTGCGGAGGAAGGTATCGAACCTTCAACATTTAGGTTATGATCCTAATGAGCTACCGCTGCTCTATCCAGCACTGCAAATATAGCATAACATTAGATATAAAAGCATTAAAACGCTTTATATCCTTGTGTTATGTTTAATTTTCTTCACGTTCGTGTTCCTTTACATACTCATAAAATCTGCATAAGGCTTGTTCATACCTTTTTTTGGCTGTGCTATTTGCAAATGCCATAGGTGTTAAATCGAAGAACACAGCTATCTTGGTGTTTGATAGCTGCAATTCTTTTTTTAGTTGTTTAATGTTCATATTAAGAAATTCTATCCCCTTTTTTATTATAAGTTCCAATATATGCTGTTAAATGTATATAGTTAGATTTACTTGTTACGTTTATACCTGTGTACTTGTGGTATGTTTTTAATCCAGAACAATAACCTATTTTTAAACTTTCAACATTATAAGAGTTTACTACTTTAGCTATTTTTTCTTTAATTGAATTTGACATAATTTCTATTTATTTAATTATTACACTACAAATATAAGCATAAACTTAATACCAACCAAATAAAAAAAGAATTATTTTAAGTTTTTGCTTGATTTTAACATTTGCAAACCAGAAAACTAAAACATAACAACACCTATACACCATTAAAACGGTGCATAGCCAAACCGTTATGCCTTTTTACGTTTCTTATGCCTAATGCTTTGACTGCTCTTAAACGCTTGGTAATTCGCACAAGGCTTATAGTTTGGAAAATGCTCTTGGATTTCTAACACCGTTAGCTCATAAGCTCTTTTCCTCTGTTGGCACTTCTTGTAGTGCTTTTGGAATATATTGTCAATTCCCGCAGTAACCGCATCTATAATCTCTTGCGGCACTTCTATTCCCTTCTCTTGGTCAAAGTGCAACTTCGCTCTGTAACTGTCATAGTCCTTGTAATGATTGTACTTTGGAGCATATTGCCTAATCAGCTTCAACGCTTCCTGATACGCTTGTTCGGGTTTGTATTCTCGCAACAACTCCAGAAATATGTAATCAAAGTTCTGTTTGCGGTGTAATGCGTTATACACCTTTTTTGGTATTAGTGTCATATTATAAATAATTCTCCTTCTTCTAAATAACTTCCCTTTTCAGCAGGGTCAATAGCCAATCCATAAGCCATAATGTTGCTTATTATCCCATCCACCTTCTTTTCGGGTCTGTTACGGTCTTTTATGATTTTTATGTTCCCCGCAGGGTCAGTTGCCACTTCTGCGTTCCCCGCCATCCATCTCAATACTGGATTTCCAAAGTGTTCAAACCTTTTACTCATTATTGCAGCCTCTAATTCCTTACTTGGAGCATTCATACTCAAAAAACCTTGCCTAAATTCCACCAATTCTGCACCAATTTCATCTAATTTTGGCACAATATGATGGCTATTGTAAGGATCATACGCTATGCTCTTAATCTGATAAATTTCGCTCAATTCCTTGATTTTATAGATTACAAAGTCATAATCCACTACATTACCCTCTGTTTCGGTAATATACCCCTTATCTACCCATTCTCGGTATTGGATATTCT